GCCAAGAAAATCTCGTAGCCGGTGGCGCCGCCGCCGCCGCCGCCCCACCCTTGGATGGTGACGCCGGTTGCGCCCGTAGGGATGACAACGGAGCCGGTGCCGGGTTCGGAGTAGTCGTACACCCCGGCACCCGCGCCGCCGGCGCTGCCGTTGAAGAAGGACGCAAGCGTAGCGCCGCCCATGTCAGGTCAACCCCGCCCCGCTGATAAGCCACGACGCTGCCGAAATTTTGATAAGGGTGGCGACACCGTTACGCGCAAGCGTGCGGGTGCCAGTCGTGGTGCTGTTGGCAAGGGTCATCGTATCGGTCGTGATAGCGATAGACAGCGCCGTAGCGTTGAGGTTGACGATGATGATGACGGTGCCCAACGGAAACGCCGTGGCGCTGTTGGCCGGAACGGTCAGCGTCAGGCTAGTACCGTTCATCACTACGGACTTGCTGCGATCTGCCAGCACTAGCTCGTAGCTAGCCGTCTTGGCGTTCTGCGGCGCGTCCAAGTACCCCACCGAATGACTGACGCTAGGCGTAGCGTTGTCCGGTACGGTCGGAGTGCCGGTGAACGCAGGGCTAGCAAGCGGCGCATAGGTCGTCGCCGCCGCAGTCGTGGTCAGGGCGTTGGTGATGCCGTACCCCGCGACCGTGGTCGGGGTGCCGGTGATGTCTGCCCACGCGACCCCGGCCAGACTCAAGTCGTTGAGGCCGGTCAGGTCGTCGTAGGTGCCAAGCGTCACGTCCGCCGCCGTCGTGAGGACGAACTTGTATGTGGCGCTTTCAGTCAGCCAAATCTCCTGCGTGACCCGACCTGCCGAGTCAAGGATGATAGGGTTGGTGTGCGGCGTAGCCCCCGAGGCATCCGTATACGCCGCTTCGGGCGTGGTCGTACCGGCCTGATAGGTGAAAATCTTGCCGCCCGCCAACGGATTGCCGTTGTTGTCGAAGAACTGCGCGCCGGCACCCGCCAGCGGGGAGAGGAACACGGTCATATGTACACCTGCGTCATGGTGAGAATGACGGAGGGTATGCCAGGGACAACCCCCGCCGCCACTTTGGATTGTATCTGCACGGTCGTGTCATCGACCGCCCACATCAACTGAAAGTAGTCGCCGTCCGACATGGAGACGAACAGATTGGCCGCCACGAAGATTTCGGCGTTGTTGCCTTGGATACGAACTTCGGAGGCAGAGTCCGCAATATTGTTGCCGTTGATGCGCCCCCACACCCAAAAGATGCCGGTGCCGCCTGCGGTCTTGTCTAATTGCAGCGAAAACTGCATGTTGTAGACCGCCGGGCGCGTGACCTTGATGTGGGTGGAGTCGCCCGGATCGACATACACGCCGTAGCGGTTAGACGACGTGTTGAACTTCATGCCGTAGGCCGTGTTGATGGCCGCCGCCGTCTGCGTAGTCGTGTCGTAGAACTGCCCGTAATTGACGGGGTTCGGTTCAAATCGCGGCGGGCCGACCTGCAACCCGCGAACCGCCGCTTCAACTTGCGACAGCTCGGCGTCGGTCACGTTGTTGGGCGGCGTCAGTTCCAGATCGGCAAGCGTGGCGTCGGTCGTGCCGCCGCCCGTCAGCCGGAATTGGTTGTTGAGGTAGCGGAACCACTCCCGCGAAATCAGGCCGGTGCGCTCGTCAATAAGCGGTACGCGCGGGGCGGGGATGGTAGTCGTGTTAGGCATTGGTGCCGTCCAGAATCAGGTCAGCGCCCATGATGGCCGTCACAACGGGGTCGGCACCCGATACCTCGTACACCCGGTCGCGCGACTTGAGCGTAGCGCCCAAGCGGTTCCAGATTACGCGGGTCTGCGTAGCGCCGATGCGCCCGACCGGCTGCCAATGCTCGTTGCCCCAAGTGTGGCCGCCATCGTCCGACCATCGGAGCATCATCTGCGGGTCAGCCCCGTCCGTAATCGCCAAGGACACCAGAAGCGCCTCGCCGGATTCGGTGGTCAGCACATCGCCAGTTTCGGCGGCAAGCAAATCGACGGAATCAAAGGCACCGTAGCCCGACAAGCCAACGCCGGTCTGGCAGTCCAGTTGCAGGCGGCGATGTATCGTTCGCTTAAGGTTGTTCTGCCCTGGCGCAAGTACGCGCCACGACCGCAGCCACTTTTGCTCGGCGCCGTTGTCAGAGTAGTAGGCAAGGTCAAAGGCGTACAAGTTGCCGTTCTCAAAGTCCCCCACCAACGGCGCGGCGTTGAACCGCGCTTGGCAGTTAGATCGGTGCCGGCGGAACCGCCCGCGGTCAAGTGCGGCGCGTTCGTGCCAAGCGTTGGTCGCGGCGTCGTACACCCAAGTCGTCTCGGCGCTCGGGAAGATAAGCACATAGAAGGCGTGGCCGTCCTGCTGGTAAGTGTACGCCAGCGCGTCCGACATGTCGGCGTAGCCTTGAATGGCGAACTCAACGGCGTGGGTGGACACCCGCACGCCCTGATAACCCTGCGCCCGGTAGACGATGCCCTGACCGCGCGCGTCGGCGCCAAGCCAAAACACGCTGTTGTCAAGCTTGGCGACTGAGTAGGGGGCGATGCAGCCGATTTCGTTGTATGCGCCTTGGATGCGCTCCAACGGGAAGTCGGGGTTGCCCGAGTTGTACCAAACCTCAACCGAGTTAGTGCCGAACAGCCACACTTCTCGGTGATCAATCGCCAACGACACTAGCCCATCCGGCGAACCTTCGGCGCTAGCAAAGTCTAGCGGATCAACGGAGAACCCGTTAAGCAAGTCCGTCACCCACACCCGTTGGCTGCTCGGCTCGTTGAACACGAAATAGCCATCAAGGTAGCCGACGTTGACCGCGCCGGGAAAGTCCGGGTCGGTAATCTTGGCGAACGCCGCCGTGTTGAAGTTGTAGATGAACCCGTCCGGGTTGCAGGCAATGAACAACTGCGTGCCGTTGTCGGCCATTGACACCGGGCCAAAGCCCGTGATGTCGCCCAACTTAATCTGCGTCAGGTTGGCGGCGACCTTGTAGAACTCCGTGCCGGTGGCCACGTACACATCCGTGCCGTGCGCCCACAGCCCTCGGATAGGGCCGGTGCCAACCGTAGCGACCAGACGCAGCCCAGGGCATCGTTGCAGGTACGCAGGCTCCTTGCCGCCCTCGGGGATTGCTTCCGGGTACAGGTTGACCATCCGATTGTCAGCCGCGTTCGGGCTGCGGAGGACATAGCTGCTACCAAGGATGGGCGTTTTCATGCGCAAACTTACGGAGCGTCACCCAGAGTCGTAAGGGCTTCGTAATACACCAATGCGCGAATCGAACCTTGAGCCGTAAACGAACCTCCGCCGTTGCGCGTTATGTTGACAAAAAGCGTATTGGTCGTGATGTCTGACGCTCCGTTCGTGTTGTACAGCACATTGACTTTCGTGTTCTTTGCCACCGCTTGAGCAGTCGCTATGGTAGCGGTACTGCCTCCCGCATACGCTGCATCCCACAGTTGGCCGGATGCCAACGCAGACTCGACGCGCAACTGGCACCCGATGATGCGAGCGCCGACCGGTACTTCCATCGCAAGGCTCACGGTCGCCGTGGCCGTGATGCTGCCGACCGTCTCAGCCGTGGCCAGACCGACCGGGTAACCGAGCATGTCCTCGTTGAGGTTCCGATCACCGATGTTCCGGTACGTCGCGCTCACGCCCCACGGATTGGCGCTTCTGGAGGCGTACAGGCTGTGCAGGATGTTCCCGGACATGATGTTGTCCGTGTCGGACACGGCAGCGAAGTTCACCCCGATGGAAAGCGTCGGGGTTCCCTTGTCATCGCGCACCGTGTTTTTGGTGACTTCGTTGAACGAGCAATTGCCGACGAAATGGAACCCGCGCCACGGAGGCGTGTAAATGGCGTCTTTGATGATGTTCCCGCTAATCTTGGAGAACCGAACGCGATCAAAGTACATGCCGAACACACCGGCTTGCCCGACGATGATGTTGTCCGCAATCAGAGTTCCATCCATGAAATAGGACGTGTTGCTGTGGAACACGGCTATCGGGGACGGGGTAGATCCGCCAGGGTCGCCACACAGAGAAATGGTATTTCCGCAGATGCTGTTGCCGACGCAGTTGGCCGTCGTGTAGGTAGCATCGCCACGGAAGTAGATGCCATACGCCGCCGACGAATCTGCCGCTTTCAGCGTGTTGTTTGAGATGGTGATGTAGCTCAGGCCGTCAGCGTTCGTGGATACCAAGTCGTTGACGATAATGCCGTGGGCGTTAAACGCGCTGATGGTGTTGTTTGAGATGATGGAATAAGACCCCTGCTCAAGGACAATCCCGCTGTTCGTGTTCAGCAGGTTGTTTCCAGAAATGTTGTTGTAGATGCCGTGAACTTTCAGCGACGAGCCGATTTTCTGGGTAATGTTTACCAGCGTCGTGTAGCTGATGTTGTTGCAGATAGTGTTGTAGTTGTTCTGTCCGACGGTCGTTCCCGACGGGTGATACATATACAGGTCGTGATCGACCATGTTCTTGAAGAAGTTGTTAGAGACTTCCGAGTGGTTCGTCTGCCACATGAAGATGCCTTCGGCAAACGTGTTCCCGGCGTCATCGTCGACGAACTTGTTTCCCGTGATGAGGCTGTAGTCGCTGCTGTAGCAATACACCGCGTAGTAGTTGATACCGGCGACGTTCGGCGTGTCCTTGCAATTCGCCACGGTGTCACCGCCGACGAAGGTGCAGTTCACGATCTTGATGTAGTCCGAGTCGGTGTAGATGACACCGGCCTGCGGGACATCCACAAGCGTCAAATTCTGAATCGTGACGTTATCGGCCGAGTTGACTTTGATTAGACTCGGGATGTACTGGATGTCCGTGATGACGGCGTGCGTGAAGATGCCTGGGCCGACCAGAGAGCCGCTGCCCTCGATGGTCACGTTGTCAGCCGTCACAAGGAAGATGGTCGGCGGGTTTACTTGGTACTCGTAGCGCGTTGTCTGGATTTTGCCGTCAACGCGAATGGTCATTGCTTTGTTGACATTGATGCTAGCGGTTACCTTGTAATTCCCCTCCGGGAACCACACCTCGTCAGCGGCGCTGATTGCCGACTGGATCGCCGCCGTGTCGTCCGTCACGCCATCGCCGACCGCGCCAAAGTCCTTCACGCTCACCGTGTCGCGCAACTTGTTTTGAATGGTGCGGTTTTGCGCACCCACCCCTGCTTGGGCAAAGCCCAACTGGCTGATAGCCGCTCGCTTGGTATCCCCGCCCTGATTGATAGGCAGTTCGCTCGTAGGGGCGACCGGCGACGTTGCGGCCGGAAGCTGCGAAATCTTGATGTTGGCCATGTCAGTAATTTCCGGCAAAGATGTTGAAGCGGTTACGCCGCGCCATGAGGCTGTACGGCATCGCCATGATGTCCTTCGGCGCGTTGATGCGCTTGATGTCGCGCTTGCTCGCCATAGCGATCCGCTGCACCTGCGGCGTCGGCTCCACGCCGAACTCCGGCGCAAGCTCCATCGCCAAGTTGTAGGTGAACGCTCGCAGATAGCCAGGCGGGAACGCCAACTCGGTCGTAAACGTAGCCGGCTGCGTCAGCGGCTTGACCGAAATGAAGTGGAACTCCAGAGCGCGCGACGGCACCGGGTAGACGTGAATCGTCACGTCCGGGTAGGTCATGTTGACCCACATGACTTGCGGAAAGGTGCTAGTAACCGTTTTGACCGCGATGTTGTTGTACTGCAACTCGTTTAGCAGTTTGATGCCATACGAGACATTCGTGGTCGGGTCGCGGAAGTAGGTGGCATCGTCAATCAGCACCGGGCGGTCTGCCACAATGTTGCCGGTCGGGCCGAAAGTCTGCACGCGCTCGTTGACCGGCCACGTGTGCGTCTGGTCGAGGGTGGAGAACACGGCCAAACGCTCCGTGTTCCAACTGTCCACCATCTGGTCGAACGCCGCGAGGGCGTCTTGCGCCATCGCAGCGGAGGGCGTCTCGCTTTCCGCCAGCACGCCAAGCAGGCGCAGCGCCCGAGTAATCTGATCGCCTGCCGTCGCCATGCGCTATTCCTCGGTCGTTCGGCGGCGCCGTTTGACCTCAAGGGTGTTCATCGGTTCGCCGTCCTGCACAAGCGCAGGCGGCTCCTGCGGGTCGTACTGCAACCACCCGTTGCGCAAGTCGGCGGCCATTTCCATTTCGGAAATGGCCACCTTGTTGCCGTGCCGCGGGTGGCGCAGGTAGAAGTGCATCAGGCCGGCGCGATGACGAGCGCGTAGACCGGGACAGTCACCGTGTTGGCGAGCGTGCCGGTAGCCGCAGCGCGAACACGCAACCGATCACCGCGCGCGACGACGAGATTCGCCGCCGTGCCGTTCAGCGCCAAGTCACGGCGACCGTTGGCGACCAGCGCCGAACCGCCCGTGACCTGCGTGGTGTTCGCAGCCGTAGCCGCAAGCACCGCCGTCGAACCCGCGCCGGCTTGGCCCAGGTTCGTGATGCTGAACGTGATGAAGTTGGTGTTGTTGGCCGCCAACGCATCCGCGCCCGAAAACATCGCCGCCGTAATCACGCCGTTGAAGGGCGCGATGATGGCGTTGTCGGTGTTGCCGGTCGTGGCCACGGTAACGCTGTGCGTCTGCACCACCGCACCCGCAAACAGACCGTTCTCGGTCAGCGCAGCGGGGGCGATAGTGGTGCCAGACTCAAGTGCCGGGTCAGCGTATGCAACGCCAACAGGCTTGGAATTGGGCATCGAAGTTCTCCTAGAAAGGAGCGGCCCCCGCGTCGATTAGACGCAGGGGCCGCAAGCCGTTACACGCGGTAGGCGACCCAAGTACCGTCAGTCACCTTGCGAGCGCGGTAGCGCCCCGAAGTGCTGATGGCAACCGTGGCCGAACCCACAACCGAGAAGCCCGTGCCGCCGTTGAGCGTCACCGCACCCGAGGCCGAACCCAGGTTGACGATGACGAACTCAAACGCCGAGTTGGCGCCCATGTTCGGCTCCGCCGCGTCCATGAGCGCAGCGGTGGGCAGCGTAAAGCCGACCGCCGAAGCGTTGGTAGACGTGATGAGGCCGTTGACGAGATCGCTCGACACAAGGGTGACAGTCGTGCCGGTGTAGGCGACGGGAGCCGCCTGCGGCGAAAACTGCACTTCATCCGGGTTGCCGGTGCCGACCTGGTATCCACCAGCGCCATTTGCAATAGCCATGTTTGAAAACCTCCTGAAAGGGTTGGTGGATTAGCCCCAGACGCGGGTGGCGAGCTGCGGGCGGATGACTCCGTAACCGTACAGCACGTCGATGCGGCAAGGCATCCGGTCGTTGTTGATGTCGTACTGGCGCACGATACGCAGGCTGATGCCGTTGTGAACCTGCCGCGAGGCCATGTCAACGCCCTGCGGGAGCAGGAGGTCGGCGGTGGCGAACGAAATCGCGTCCTTGTGGTACGCGAGGTTCTGCGGGTAGCTGGTGCTGGCGGCACCAACGAAGGTCACGACGGCGCTGTTCTGCGGGAACGAATCCACGGTGGCAAGCGGGTGCGACGAGGTGAAGATAGCCGGGCTGATCTTTACGTTCGTGAACGCGCTGGCCGCAGCCGTGTTGGCTTCGGTCACGACGAACTGCTGGAGCGAGCCGGTCGATTCGCGGGTCTGCGGGTTGACCGCAAACACGTTGGCGATGGTGAACACATCGCCCACCGCAAGGGTGTGGCCGGTCGTGCCGTTGAACGAAATGGTGCTGGCGCCCTGCGCCGACACCGTGCCGTTCACCGTGATGCTGCCCGAACGGGAACCCGTCACGAACTGCTTGATGGACTGCGACATGCCGATTTCGTCGAAGCCGAGGATGCCCTCGCCCATCATGCCGCCCTTGAACTGCTTGCTCACGGTGCTGACGGGGTTGAACAAGCCCTTCATGCCCTCGACCAAGCCGGCGTTGGCAGCCGGGTTGACCGTGAGGTAGCGCGGCGACATCGGCGCAGCGGCCTCGTTGAGCTTCTGGTTGGCCTGGAGCAGAACCAGCGAGGTCGCAGGCGTGGTGCCGGGGGTGCCGACCGACTGGTAGATGCCGTTGTAGGCGTTCGCCACATCGGCGTCCACGCTCGACGCAAGCTGCGAGATACGCGGCTTGAGGACGCGCTCCGCGAAGTCGTCCAACGACAGCGCAAGCTCGGCAGACGTGAAGTTCACGCCGACGTGCTTCTGGCTGGACACGGTGAGCGAGGTGAACTGCTCGTTGTCGGACTGCACCTGGAGGGCAGCACCGTCCGTCACCAGCGCACGATCCGGGAGACGGATGCGCAGGGTCGAGCCGATCTTGGCGCCTTCGACGGCAAACGAGTCGTCGTACTGGCGGTTGACGTTGCGGGTGATCACCAGGTTGTTCTCAAGGATCTCAAGAGCCTTGCGGGTGATCATGTCGATGGTAAGCAGTGAATTGGCCACGGATGTCTCCGAAAGTAAGGGTTAGCGGTTCCGCGCTTCCCACATCTTCTGCTGCCGCAGGCGCTCGGCTTCAATCCACTCCGACGTACTCATGTCCTTGATGGATCGAGGGTCGGTCGTGTCTCTCGCCGGCGCACCTGTCGTCCGCGCCGTTACCGGCGTGATGGGGGGTGGCGCACTGGTCGTCCTGCGAACCGGGGCGGGGTTGTCAGCCAACTTCGCTTCGATTCGCCCAATCTCTTTGGCTTGCAGAAACGGTGCCAAGCGGGAAATACGGTCTGCTTCCTTGGGGTTAGACCCAAGGTAGTAGGCCACATCGGGGCCGACATCGGACGCTTGAATCGTCTCGGCCATCACGGTCGTGATTCGCAGCGAGGGGTTGTAGGCGACTTGCTCGAAGTCGTCGTACTTATCCCGCGCCGATTCCTCACGCTCCTGATACGCCGAAAGCCGGTCAAGGCGCTCGCGTTCAGCCTCGCGTTGGGCGAGAAGTTCCGCGGCTTTGCGTTCGGCCAGAGCCTCCGCATACGCCTCGGGATCCTCGTCCTTGGGCGGCAACGGCGCGTCGGCTCGGGGAGCCTCCGGTGCCTTCACCGCCTGTTCGCGTTCCCACTTGCGCCGTTCACGCGCAAGCCTCTTACCTACCGCCGCGTCCAGTTCCTCTTGGGTAAAGGTCTTGGAGGCAGGTGTTTCTTCCGGCTTTGCCGCCTCGGGGGCAGCAACTTCGGGTTCCGGGGTCGCCGTGACTTCCGGTTCCAGCGCGGGAACTTCCCCCGCTACAGCTTCATTTTCGGACATGCGTGATCCTTGCGAATCCCTGGTCAACCGGGCCAGTACGGGTTACAGCATACGCTGTGGCGAAAAAGTGTCAAGCCTTCATGCGGGCGGCCATGTCCTGGAAGGACGCGACCTTGGCGTTAAAGGCTGCGCGCTCGGCGTCAAGCTTGGACGACGCATCGGCAAGCGCCTGTTCCTTGGCGGCGGCGGCGGACTCTCGGGCAGCGACATCGCGCTCTCGGCCGGCGGCCGCGGTTTCACGTGAAACAAGCACCGCACGGGCATCCGCCTCAGTACGGTCAAGCTCCTTCGCGCGCGCGTCCAGTTCAGCGGCCTTTGCCTTGCTCTTGGCATCCGCTGCCTTGGCGTCAGCGACCAGTTTGGCCGCCTGCTCCTTGGCTTCGGCAAGCTCCGCCGCCGCCGCCTCACGGTCTTTCAGCGCATCGTCAACGGCGGTGATTGCGCCCTGGCGCTTGCGCAACTCGTCGCGCAGTTCGGTCAGGCGCGCCAAGTCTAGCGGAAGCTGCCGGGTGTAGTAATCCACCGGGTCAAAAGCGGCGGTTTCGTTGGCTATGCTAGGCATGATGCACCCTTAAGCGTAGTAGCTGATGTTGAGGATGGCGCTGGCGGTCTGCTGGATGAAGCGAATCCGCGAGAGATCCCCGTCATACTGCAAGGTCACACCAGAAGCCAGCGGCATACCGACCGTCGTAGTCGGGTCGGTGCCGTCATCGCGCCAACGGACGCCGGCGCCTTCCGGCGTGATGATGGCAAGCGTCGGCTTGGCCGACAGCCCGTTAGCGTCCCGCGTGGGGACGGTGAGCGAAACCGCACCGGACAGCGAAGTGATCTGCTGGTACCCGATGCAGGAAGTAATCGCCTTGAGATTGATGGCCATAGTCAGATTCTCCTGCGTTCTGTGAAGGAACGCAACCGGATCAAGTTTATATCAACTGCAACGGGTGGGGGAACCACACCGCCGCCCCAAGAGTTACCCCAAGACGTCGCCCAGGAATTACCCCACGTCTTAAAAAGGAAAGCCATTACAGCGGCCCCCACTCGTTGCCGGCAGAGCCGGTGCCGACAACTTGCACGTCGTTGACGTACTGGATGTTGGCGTCTACCTGACCTGCAACCGTGAAGGTAAGCGAGTCCGTCTTGGCCTTCACCGCCGTCAGGTCCGCGCTTGTGGCAAGCCCCGCTTGGATTTCGGTTATGGCGCTGGTGGCAATGGACGCCGCGGTGATGGCGTCGTTGGCAATGCTTGACACCGTGACCGAACTGCCAGGGAGGGCGGCAAATACTTGTTCGCGCAAGTCAATCGGATCGGCGCCCGAGGCGGTAATGTGGAACACCAAGTCGCCAAGCGTGTCGGTGTTGCCCGAGGTCAAGGCAAGGCTATACCACCCGTCGCCGCGCTCGGTGACCGTAGGCGAAACAGACGCAAAAGCCGCGCCGTTCTTGGACAGCGTAATAGTCAGGGTCGCGCCCGTCTTGCCGGTCACATGGTCGGCAGAATCGGTCAGAAACACCATCAAGTTCCGCGCCGTCGATTGCTGAAGCATGACTTACCCCTTGTTCACGACGCGGGACTTGGAATAGGTATTGCCGCCACCGCCACCCGAATAAGTGCCGGTGAACTCGGTGCCGTTCGCGCCGTAGGAAACGCCAAGTTTCACATCCGCAGGGATGGGCTGTTCAAGCGTGCCGGTGTAGTCGTTGCCATTCGGGCCGTACAGGATGCCCTGATCGACGTCGCCCGTCGCCGGAAATGTGCCGCTCACCGTCGGCGGGTAGTAGAGAATCGTTGCTTCGATGTCGTAGTTGTGGAACGTCGACGACGCGCCGAGCAGCGGGAACTCGCCCGTCACGGAGGTTCGACCAGACACCAACGCCAAGCCCTGCCCCGGCTTGACCACAATGCCCGAGCCCGATGCGGCGTGAAACATCAAGGAGTCGTCCATCGTCGAGGACTGGAACCCGATGGCGTTGCTGATGCCGACGTCGGGAAAGACGTTCGTGTAGGTCTTTCGGCTGAACACCGCGGCGTTGAGATTGGCGCGCAGCCACGCCGCAACGCCAGCGCCTGCGCCGACGAAATCGTTTCCATGCGTGGTGTAGTAGTCCGACTGCCATTCGCCCGGCAATCGAATCTGTGTCGGGCCGCTCGTTACCTTTAGGCTACTCGGAGCGGTCTTCGACGTGTCGGGGCTTATAGGCGTGACGGCATCGCCGTCAAGCGCGATACCGCCCATCCGGCAAAGGCGCAGCGGCGGCGTCAGGAACGCCTCTCCATCCATCGGCAGGAACACCAACTTGACCGCGAGCGTCACACCCGAGCCGCTGCCGTTCATGATGGCGTAAAGCGCTCCGCCGATTGTGCGGTCGGTGCCGACATCCGTGGAGCGACAGACATGGGTCGCATTCGTAGCGGTGTTTGTGACTACCGCAGAGACAATCATGGAGTGCGGAACCCCGAACGCTTCCTGCACGAGCGCGATGCCCTCACCTGCCCGCAGGATGATGGGTTCGACATTCACGCTCTCACCGCCGCGCCAGACATCCGCGTAGTGCGCCTTCTGATGCGTGACCATCGACCCGCCATAGGTGCGACTGCCCAAGCCCGTCGCAGACTGCGTGGAGAAGTTGGGAGTGTCGTTGATGCGTCGGAACAACGCCGTCGTTGTCACACTGTTCGGGTTGTTGACCACCGTCACCTGCGAAGGCAGAGCCGCATCCGCCGTGTCCATCCTGATCGGCGTGACCGTATCGCCGCCCGTCACGGCGCTCACGCGATACAAGCCGAACAGGCCAGAGCGGCCGGTCGCGGTAGCGCCAGAGGAAAACGCAGATGACGGCGCGGCCGGAGACACCCGCAACGACACCACCTCGAAGTAGGCGCGCTCGTCGGTCGCCGTGTTCTGGATGGCGAGCAGCGCGTCCTCGAGCGGCCGCACGTCCACCGCGTTCATCCGCAGGTAGTAGGTTTCAGGCATCGGGCGGGGTCTCCGTCACGACCTCGAAGCGCGTGTAGCGCCCTTGCACCTTGCACGATGGGCAGGTGATCGGCGGGGAATACCCGCCGACCCCGCCGTTCAAGTCGTGCAAAATGCGGTCGGCGAGCTCCTGCTCGACCTCCCACTCATAGCCGCAGGTCTTGTGCCGCAGCGTCGCCATGAATCACGACGCCGAATCGGTGAATTCAATCTCAAGGTCAGCCGTGCCGACCGCACTAGAGCCGCTGTGGAACAACTGGAGACCCTGCGTTGCACGGCAAGTCACCGGCTCGACGTTGGTATCGCCGTAGCCCGCATTCCAGATTTCGGCGAACGGGACCAGCGTCAGCCAGTTGGCCTGCGTGGTACCGCCGACGATGGGCTCTTCGTTGACGAACAGGAAGCGCCGGAAGATGTCCGAACCGGTCGTGGTCTGGTTGGTGCCGCAGGTCGTGTTCGCATCGAGCGCCGACGAGGCGGTGTCGTGCCTGACCGGCGTCACCGCTGTGCCCGCAGAGGCTGCGGTGATGCGACGCACCTGTGCGGTCGTCAGCACACCCGTCACCGCCGCCACGCCGTTGTTGAACCAGTACCCGCGGTAGACGCGAATCACTCGCGCCGACGATGCGCCGTTGAACACGTTGAGCATGTCTTTGCTCGACGCATAGGCGATAGCGCCGCCTGTCGCTCTCCAAGTCGCTGCCATGTCTCAGACTCCTGTGATGATCTTGCCCGTGCCGGTCGTGGCACGGAAAACTTCGATGTCGCCGCTGCCGTCCATCTGCGGACCCGCAGCCCA